TGCCTGAGAGGGATGAAGCCCCCCTGAGAGCTGTGATGAACGCTGATGTGAAAGTTGGAAGCGCTGAGGTACTCATGCAAGTCCAGGAAGAGAGACTGGGTCAAGCAATTCCATCGCTCGGCGAGGAAGTGAATATGTTGATGCTGGATAAAATTCATCACCGGTTTGATTGCGACCCATGACATTCATCGCTCCGCGTTGTGTCTGCCATAGATGTCGAATGATTTCAAGAACGCCTTGCTTTGCCGCCATTGGAGGATTGACATATCCAGCCACATAAGTGACTGAGACATTGTTCATTCCAGCAGTCCAATATCCATAAGAATTGGTTGCATAGAGAGTTCCTGAACCGATGCGATATAAACGCTGACCAGTTGGATCAATGACATATTGTCCTGAATTGAGCAAGACACCATTCTCATAAACTGAGGTGATCGAAATTGCCTTTGGGTTGCGAAGGCGTAGGAATTCGTTGCCACCATCATAAAGTTCAGAACTGTAGGTTCTGCGACCTAGAACAATTCCGACATAAGACTCAGCCAAGTCGGTTGCCGCATCCATAAATCTGCGAATCTCATTTTCGTTGGCGCTTGCAGCAGGAATGTTGAGATATTCCAAAACTTCGTCATATCCAACAATTCCAATGTCGGCGATATCGCGAACTTCAAAAATGTCTGAATATGCTTGAGGGTAAGAACCTGTTGCATACCAACCATAAACATGGCGACCAACCTGAGTTGGAAGATAACTTGTTGTGTAGGTTCCAGTTATGCTTGTTGCCGTTGTGAGAGATGTGTTTGTGCCATCGGGAAGGGTAACTGAGGCGGTTACTGTGCCAGGATTGACGGCATTACCGGATGAATCAACGGTGAGCCAAGTCAGATAAACCTTGTCACCAAGATCATAACTTGCCATTGTTACTCCTTAGAAATTGGGGCATTGGATTCGTCTGCCAGGGGTACATCGGAATCCAATGCTTGTTTTTGTTGGATTGCGAAATCTCGCATCGCATAGTGATGCCGTTCGTCAAGCCAAAACTCTTTGCGGTGTTGCAAAATTGCTCCAGTATGAGCATGAATGGGATATCCAAGAGATTTGAGTCGCTTGGAGAATAATAAATCCTCACCAAAATATGTGCCTTCAATTGCGCCTTCGACAAACCAAGCCCAATCTTTGCCTTGATTTGGAGTCGCTTGCTTTTGAAGCTCTTTCAGAACGCTGCGGTGGATGAGAAGACATCCAGTTCCAGCAGCATCCACTTCAATGATTGAATCAATCGGATAATCATCGATTGGTTGTAACCCTTTATCATCAGTCATTCGATAAATCGTGGGTACTGGTCGGAGCATATCGTCATTATCAAAGAAGGCTGCGAATACCAATCCAGAAACGATTGGTCGAGTTTTTTCATCAGCCGCATCTACGAGCTTGAGGAATGTTTCCATTGTCAATCGCTCATCGGCATCGATCAGTAAGAGCCAGGGAGTGTTGACCTCTTCAAGAAAATTCTTGACAACCACATTTCTTGATCGGGTGGTCAAACCAATATTTGCCACTTGAATCATGTGATCAAGTTTTTGACTAGGGTGGCGAGCAATATGAATCAAGTCCATTGCTAGTTGACCATTGATCTTGCCGTCATTGACTATGCCAATGCAGAGCTTGTCCTTCTTGTTCATCGTGTCTCCATCGCGGGTTGAATTGCGGTGGTTTCGATGAGTCCTGATTCGTGTTCCGCGATGAGTTCATCAAGGGCTTGAATGCCTTTTGATGCCACGAGTTCACGAGCAGTTTTCAATCCTTCAAGAAAGATTGATTTCATAAAATCCCCCGATTTTAGTTGTGGAATTGAGACCAGCCTTGGCTTTCACCAAGGCTGACTCAACATTTAGGTTCTAACTAATTAGTAACCTGAAGGTGCAACAGTTCCGGTTCCTGTAATTGCAGAAACAGACTTGTTGAAGCGGTGTGCAAGAGCTGCGTATCCATAGACCTGGAAGCGAACTGTGAGGTTGCCTGAAAGGACATCAGGAAGAACGCGAGTCTTCACGCCTGATTCGAATAGGTAAGAATCTGAGAACTTACCGACTAGAACAGGTGTCTGATTTGTTGCAGCGCCGTATGTCTTTGGCATTGTTGCATCGATGAATACAGGAACGCCTTGGATTGTTCCAACAAGACCTGCTGGAGCGCCTGGATTAGTTACTGTACCTGCTGCGTTGAATGCCTGTGATGCGCCGGTTACTGGCACAACAAGAGGGCGTGAGCTTCCGTCAACTTGGCTGGCGAACCAGTACCAAAGTGATGGGTGCATAACAATGGCTTCAGCAGCCTTGTAGCGATTTGTTGTGACCTTTGAGATCGCCTTAGCGATTGAGATCAAACCATTTGCAGCAGATGGAGTTGTTTCAGTCCATGTTGTTGGGATGCCGTTGGTTGTATCAGTTCCAAGAGTGATGAGACCCTTGAGAGTTCCTGATGTTCCATCGCCTGTTCCAACAACTGCTGTGTTGAGTTGTAGTGCATAGTCAGCCATTAGGTCGCCGAATACTAGGCGATCAAGACCACCAGCAAGAGGAGACTGCTCGACCAATTGAATCGATACATTTTCATAACCCGAAATCGTGCGGACTGGGGCTGTGACTGTTGATGAAACCATGTCACGAGTTGTTGTTGCAGCGTTATCAGAAGATTGGAATGCAGACAATGTTCCTGTTGTGATTTGAGGAATATTGATTGAGTCTGTTCCTGCTGGAAGAGCCATGTTTGTAACTAAATCAGCTGTTACGCGAGCAGCACGAGCGAACTCTGCGTATTCGTTGATGAGGTAGATAGGTGGAACGAAATCTCCACCAGCGCCGTCTGTACGAGAAATATCACGAGTTTCCATCGCGACTTCCTGTTGGTGACGGTGTAGGCGCTCCCATGATGCGCGATCATTGCGGAGTGTTCCAGCAATCATGTCGCGTACGAATGAGTTTTCGCCGTTCTTTTCGTAGGTGTGAGCCTCACGAGTAACAACTGCGCCACCGAAAGTCTTCACTCCGGCTTCTGCGCGTGATTCTGCAATTGCAGCTTTGCGAGCTTCTACTGCCTCAACAGTAGCAAGGCGCTCGTCAACCTTTTCGATCTCTGCTTGCTTATCGGTAACAGCATCGAGGGCTTCAGCTGATACATCGTCTGAAGCAAGTGCTGCTTCGACTTCTGCAACTAAACCATCGCGTTGTTCCTTGAGCTTATTGACTAGAGACATTATGTCTCCTCTCAGGGTTGGATGAATAAAAAACCGCTAGGGCAAGAGCGCCAGGGGCAATCGCGTGACTACTTGGTCAGCGAATATTGTTTGAACTTCAGCGCCAATTTGCGCTTGCGAAGTTGTAGGTCTTCAGTTGCTTGTTCATTGCGAAGTCCGACTGATGTGTCGTCATAAGCTGGAAGATTGACAACTGAAATCTCATAGAGATCAAGATCGGTCAAGGTACGAAGTCCCTCGGCACGAGTATCTCCACCAGGAGCAACTGTGAATGCAAAACTCATCTTGTCAACATCTCCGCGACCTAGAGCCGAAGCAAGTTCAGCAGCGCGAGGATTGAGTGGATCAAGTGTTGCTTCCATGCGAAGACCAATTTCATCTTCAGCCAACTTCAATGTTCCTGAACGAGTTGAAGCCAATGGAAGTTGTTCCATATCATGATTGATAAGAAGGAAGATTGGATTGTCTGTTTGAAGTGTGCGAGTGAATGCTCCTGGAGCAATTACTTCACGAAAGTTCAAGCCAGTCGCTTCATTGTTGAATGTTGCGGCATAACCAGCAACCTTGATTGATCCATCTTGAGTTGCAACTGAGCGAACCTCAGCCGTCATTGTGATGCGTTCTGCACCAGCAATCATGGTTTTGCGTTCTTCAATCATTGATAAATCCTCTGATCGTGGCGCTGGAAGCGCGGATGTGATTGTTAGGTAATCCCCACGATGAACGACAACAACATCGGTTGGTACATATCCGTTGCCTTGTTCTTTGTAAATTCTTATTGAATAAGCGGGTTGATCAGGGGTTGTCTCAAGAACATATCCATCACTTGATTTTGCCTGACCTTTTGTCATGACCTTTTCGATCTTTCCACGAGCGCGACCATTTGAAGTGTTCCATGAAACAAAAGAACCTTCGCCTAGTCGAGCGGCAGCAGCTCTGCCTTCGAATGGAGCCTTGATTGAGGTGTCATCAAATTGCTTTGCCATGCGATTGTAATAAGCGCTGACCTTGCCCTTGATTGTCTCTTGCTCACTTGTTGGGATATCTACTCCCCCACGAGCGCCATTGAGAACTCCGGCAACTGCAAAGATTCCTTTTGGAATAGCCTTGAGTTCGCCATCAACAATGTCGGCAAATTGAAGTTTGTATGAACCAAGCAATTCCTTGTTTGACTCATCAACATAGAAGAACGCTTTTCCGTACTTTGCCCAATCCATGTTGTCTTTGCCACCGGCATAATCTTGAACGCGCTTATCAGCTGCGCCAGCATCCCAAGTTGTATCACGATCAGCGATTGGCAGATCGGATGCGCCTGTTGCGCTGCGACCCATGATTGGCATTGGAGCCAAGGCATAAGTATCGGAAGATTCATCTTCAAGATCATCTTCATCGATGCCTTGAGCATCTACTGGATCAGGATTTGGGACTGCAACTTCAAGCCCAAGAGAAGCTGACAATTGCCACTTCCAAAGTTGATGTTGATCCATGCGACTAGCGAGGAAGTTAGCAACTCCCTGTTGACCATAATTTGTGGCGCAATCGAAGGCATCTGAAATCTCATCAAGCAAAATATCATTTGCGCTCAAGAGATCACTTGCCAAGGCGCGTGGGTCTTGAGAAATGCTTGAGGCATCATCGATGCTGCGAGTTGCCAAGAAGTCAACAAGTGTAAATGGAGCCTTTGAACCCAATTTGCGAAGATTTTCAGCAATTGGATCAATGGACTCATACACATCTTCATAAATCTTTTGAAATAACTTGTGATATTCGCTGAAATCTGCGCCAACCACATTCCAATGAGCGCCATGAGCGCGGAAGTAGAAGCTCACAACATCTGCGAGAAGTTCAGTCAGTTCCTCATTCAAATCAGGAACTTGATTCATGTCAGCCATGTCACCCTCCTCGGATGCCATCAGAGAAAGCGCACGAGCGCTTTTTGATATTTGATTGCGAATTTTGGTTGACCAGGAAAACCCTGCATCGCCTCCCCATGCTGACCATGCAACTCGACCTGGGGATGGAAAACCATCTTCTCCCGAATTGAAGCCTTGTGCTTGCTTGTCAACTTCATGTCTTTTGAAGAATGAATACATTCTCAAAATTGTTTGTGCGCTTAGAGCCGTTCCTGAAGCTAGATCAGAAGCTCTCTTCTTTCCAACAGTTGTAAAACCACTTCCAGCATGACCATCGGCAATCCAAGCCAAAGCTCTTTTCGCTTCATCTTGAACACCCTTGGGTGGTCGATATGTCTCAGCCATTATTCAAGGACTCCCATCATTGGAGCAGATGGGTCAACATCAGTTCCGAGCGCTGGCAGATCGCCACCGGCAGTCACATTGCCTTGAAGTGCTTGATGGAAATCATCAAGTCCTGGTGCTGGCTCCATGCCTTCAATTTGACGAACTTCATTTGGAGTACGAGCGCCCATCTTCACATTGATCTCATTGACCTTTGCGCGAGTAAGAGCATCCACGCGAAGCAAGACTGAAGTATCAAAAGCAACATCGGTTCCAGGATCAAGGATTCTTGACATGGCAATTTCAATTCGGCGAAGCCAAGGATGAATTGTGTGAGTCAAGAAGTTCAAAGATGCTTGTTCAACATTCTGATATGTCTGATTATCTCCTGAAGCACCAATGAGGTGGCTTGGGATTCTAAAGATGCGAGCAATATCGCGAATCAACTGTTCGCGAGTTTGAATCATTTGAAAATCGGCAGCCGAAGTTTGAATTGGTCGCCACTTCAAACCATCTGAGAGAACTGCTGGCTTGCGATGACGGCGATGAGTTGCTTCCCATGTGCCTTGAATGATTCGAGCCTGATCAAGAGTAAGTTTTTGATCTGTCTCAAGAACTGAAGATGGTGTTCCACCCTCGCCATAAAACTGCGCCAAATGGCGATCCATTGCAATGGAAAGCCCAACCAAGTTTCGAGTTTGATTGAGAGGGGAAATTCCGACCAAAGATTGTGGAGGTGTGAACCAGCGAAGGTGGAGCATATCTTCACGATCGATTTGATTTCCAAGGTGAAGATACATACGACCAGTTTGATCTCCTGTTGGGAGAACCTGCATCTGATAGGGATGCAATGGAACAAGACCAATCATTGTGCCTGACCGATCACGATCAATCTTGACATAAGCATTTCCATGAAGAGCAAGCGAAGCCACGATTTGATGAATGAGTTCGTATGTGTTTGATTCAGGATCGGGATTCGCAAGAACATCGGGCAAAGGTCTCATGACTCGTGTGCCAGTTTTGTCGATAACAAAAGAACGAAGAGGCATTGAGGCAACTGAATCTGCCAACAATGAAACGGCTCCAAGAACAGAACTCACGCCAAGAGCAGTCCACTCATCAATGCGTTCTCCAGCAGCGCTGGTCATTGATGTCTGACCATAGAGCTGACTTAGTGGGGAAACATAGTTGTTGAATTGTGGGTATCTGCCAACTGTATAATTGGAAATTCCGCGTGTGAAAATACTCATTCAGCGCTTCTTTCTGTCGCGACTGTTGCCAAGTAACTGCCAGCAAGAATCAAAATTCCTCCAGCAATCAAGGCAGCGCCTAATCCAAAACATAATCCAATGCCAACGGCGATAAGGGTTGCACCGGAGATTTCAACTATTGTCGTGATTATCCCAAACACTTGGAACCTCCTTATTTTCATCCATTGACCAAGGATCGAATATCTGTGGCAAATTGCCGCCCTGCGAATGCCACCAACTTGCGCGTTCTAGTGCCATGACGGATGCGACTGCCAAGTCAATGCGCCTTGTTGATCCGCGCTTTTCTTTGGCAAGTCTTGATCCGCGTTGATCTACGCGAAGAGTTGCATTTGAAATGTGACGAGCCAGTTTTGGATCGCCGTCATGTGTAATTTGTTTATTGACAACGGCTTCAAAGAAGCGAGTTGTCGCTGGTGTCATTCGTGAGGCTGTTTGGGGAAATGTGACAACTGGTAAGCCTTCATCTTCAAGCACTTGAAAAGTCCTAGCCCAACGATAAGGATCACAACTAATTTCCAAAACTTGCCAACGCTTTGATGCTTCACGAATTGCTTCCTCAACTTCTAGGACTGGCACTTGCCAATCGGCTCCGGCTTCTTCGGGCTTTTCCCAAGCTGCAACAGGCATGATGTGAGGAATTTCGCCGACTGAAACTGCAACTATTGCGGTGCAGTCTCCATTGAATGATCCATCGAAACCGAGAACGATTTGAGAACCATCTTCAATTGTGTGTTTATCTTCAAGCGCTTCCCAACTTCCATGAGGAAGCCAGGCATCCGATGTGGATGTCCAAATGTTTAGGCGCTTGGTTTTGAATTCAGCTTCAGGTGTTCGAAGTACGGCTGAAGCAAAGTCATTACTGGAGACGATGTCGTCAAATCCTGGGTTCGCTTCTGACCACGAATTCTGATCCCGATAATCTCGCTCACCGGATGATTCCCACCAGGCGAAGAAGAAGGTTGGGTCATCGATTTCTCCAAGTGCGACTCTCTTTCCATATTCGTAAAGTCCGAAGCAAAGAGAATCTTTGCCACTTGTATCGGTTTTGACTCCGGCGGTTGTAATCGCCACCATTATTGGTTCAACACGAGCGCCCATCGCCAGGGACATAACATCCCAAAGTTCACGATTGGGTTGCGCGTGTAATTCATCGAAGGCAACAAAGGTCGGGTTCAAACCTTCTTTTGTAAATGCCTCGGCAGACAAAGCTCGATAAACCGAGCCAGTCTTTGGGTTGTAAATAGTGTCCTTATAGACCTCAAGCAAATCTGACAATTCAGGTTCAAGTCTGATCATCTCTTTTGCGGTATTGAAAACAATCTTGGCTTGTTCTTTTTCAGCAGCGCAAGAATAAATTTCTCCACCAGTTGCACCGAAGATCAAATTCTCCAAGGCAACGGCTGAAAGCCAAGCCGACTTTCCATTTTTGCGAGGAAGACCAATCAACGCAATCTTATGGCGAAAAGTATTATCGGCTTTTACTGCAAAGAGTTGTCGGGTAAGTTCTCTTTGCCATCCGCGAAATCTAAGTGGCTCACCGGCATGACCAGCAATCGAATCTTTTGTGATCTTGCAAAGAGCTTCAGCAAAGTCAGCAACTTCATCCCCGCGAGATCGATCAAGATCGGCTTGAGGAACTTTGCTCAACCATCGAGGTGGAAAGCCTTGAATGTCAGGCTTTGTTTTGCCTCTTGGCGATGAGGTCATCTAGTGCGCTCCTGGCTTTGACTTCAGCGACCCCTAATCGCGTTCTGTCAGTTGGAGTGAGTCCGAGCAGGGAAAACAGTTTGGTGATTTCAGTTTCGATTGTGGAAAGCATTCCGACCAATGGATTTGAATATGAATAACCTTTATCAGTTAGCAAAACAAAATCGCTGTTTTGTAACTTGGCAATGTATTCATTCCGGCGATCGAGCTTCTCGCATAGAAGCTGCAAGAGAGATTGATCGGTGTTGGAAATCCAAAAGGCGCTTTCGCGTAGCTTCTGCCATAGCTCCTGCGAAGCCGGTGAGAGATGCTCAGGGGCTTTGGCGGTTGCCGGTGGCAATGCGGTCACGCTGGCGAGTGCTGGCAATGGTCGCTTGCCTAGATTGCCTTGCGCCCGCTTCAATTCATTTGGTTTTGGGGGATTTCCCATGCACAAAACCTTTCAAGACTGGTGGGGGTACGAACTGCGACTGTGTTTAGAAAAC